ATGCGAAGACTATATTAATTGAAAAGCAACCTGATCGTAACAAGAAGATGGTTTCTGTCATGCACTTTCTCCATGCATACTTCATCATTAAGTGTCCAGATGCAGAAACGATTTTATATGATGCTCGTCATAAGATTCCCGATGTAGTGGGTCCCGGGAAGGCACAATATAATAAACGAAAGAAAGTTTCGATCGAACGCTGTGAAGCATTCATCAGACAAGACGAAGTGAATGCACATTGGATCGATACATTTGTTAAGTCAAAGAAGAAGGATGACTTGGCAGACACTGTCATGCAGGCACTTTCATTTGTCAATAGAATTGAAATAAGACCATCACAGAAAATAAAGAAGACCACTAAGTTGGTAGCTCGAAAACCAAATGATAATCAGAAGAGAACAAAGTATTCAAAATCAAATCTCGCATGGATTTATGTAAATGATCAAAAACACATGACAACAAAAAGATTTGAGAAAGACCTTAATAGATATTATAAAAATGTTGACGACCTCGTTAAAGATATGAAGTGATACATGTATATACAATGAGCCTCACCATCAGAATGTGTGCCGTCAACAAACCCAACTTGGACAATGTCATCAAGAGTAACAAACGACTCAAGTCTGCATTCCATACACAAAAACCGAAAAGGAATACCCATCGTGTAGCTCTCGACGAACTTGATTCATTCTTTGAACTTGTCGATGATGCAATGGATGCGATGCGGGAAACAAAAACTGAAATTAAAAAAACTGAAGAAAAGATTGACAAACTCTACGACTTTTGTGGTGAAGTACCATTGGATGATGCGTGTAACTATTAAAGGTTTAAACGGTTACATCTCTATAATGGAAAAGGTACTTGACAATGGTTTCGTTCGTCTCGTTGATCATATGCCTCAAAAGGATTTGGATTCGTCCATCGTACAGTCCGCCAGAGTTTCCTACGGTGACGGTACCAAAACTACCCGTGGAGACCGTGGTCTCATCCGATACCTCTTACGTAACTGGCACACGACCCCCTTTGAAATGGTTGACTTCAAGTTTCATATCAAAATGCCAATCTATATCGCCAGACAACACCTTCGGCACCGCACGGCCAGTGTAAACGAACTCTCTGCTCGATACTCTGTGGTACCCAGAGAGTATTACGAACCCGAAACATATAGGGGTCAGTCAGAAGTAAACCATCAGGGGTCCGAGGGTGTCGCATCTATTGGTGACGATCTCAATACTAAAGTGTCACAACAGTTGAGTCAGTCGTTCGATGTATATGACGAACTCATAGAAAGTGGGTGCTGCCGAGAACAGGCTCGTGGGACACTCCCACAGTCTACCTATACTGAATTTTACTGGAAGATTAACCTCCATAATCTCCTCCACTACCTCCACCTCCGCATGGACCCCCACGCCCAACAGGAAATCAGAGACTATGCCACGGCCATATTTGACTTGGTGAAACCCTTGGTCCCTGTCACGATGGAAGCATTCATGGATTTCAGAGTGAATGCTATGCATCTCACTGCACCAGAGATTGAATCCATCCGAACGGGTGTCATGATAGAATCTCCTGGTGAGCGTCGTGAATTTGAAGAAAAATTGAAACGTTTAAAATTAAATAAGTAAATCGAACACGAAGTTTTTATTTCTACTATACTAATAGAATGAAGATTCACATCATTGGTGCGGGTCCCACAGGTATGTCTATCGCGTGGGAACTAAAGAAATTCACAGACCATGAAGTGTTCATGTACGACAAAAAACTATCAGCAGGTGGTTCATGGTGGGAACCTTCCATTGATACACGTGATATGCATGCACATAGAATTGTATTTGATCGTGCCTTTATCAATACAAAAAGTTTATTCAAAGAGATGGATATTAAATGGGATGACATATTTGAAAAAGTTGAAACGGATAACGCTGGAATTATTCGCGAACATCTTTCATCGAAGGACTATATCACCCTCGCAGCATTGGCTGTTAAAGTTTTATCGATGCCATGGATCTATAAGAAGATGTCTCTCAAAGATGCTGTCGGAGAACTTTCTGATAAGGGACAAAAACTTTTAGAAGCTGTGACACTCATCATAGATGGAGTCACTTGGGATGTCATGACAGCCTATGAGTTCGTCAAGAGTTTTGACCATGTTGGTCTTTCTTCACCGTATACACAAAAAGTTTCGGGTAAGGTGATGTGTGACGCGATGCAACAAGCACTCATCGATAAGGGTGTACATTTTGAATTTGGTTCAGAACTTCAAGATGTCATTTATTTAGATAACGGTTTCGCCGCACAATTCAAAAGTGGGATGGTTGTCAAGGATGGTCTCCTCATTCTATGTGTTGACAATAGTCCCGCACTTCAACTCATGAAAAATAATTGGGGTGAAGATGCTAAGGAGAAGGTTGGTCCGAGTACATATGGTGCCATCAACGTCATTTTGGAATACAACGAAGAGATGGATATACCAAGTGATCTACAATATATATTAGACACCGAACTTCGTCTCCAACCCGTTGTGCTTCCCGATAAAAAGACAATCTCATGTGTCATAACTAATATCACAGAAGAAATTGTCCAAATGGATCAAGAGAAGTTAGTCGAGAAAGTGATCGAACAACTCGGACTCGTCCAACCGAAGGAAATTCGTATCGGATGGGGTGCCTCATGGGAAGGAACACATTGGGTATTCGATCAATCTTCGGGTGTCTTAAATCCCAATGGACAACTTCCTTTTTTTGGGGGATCCAAGAAGGTTGCCATGTGTGGTATGATGTCTCCCAGAAATACACCCTATTCCAGTATTGAAGCTGCGATTGAAGTGGGTCGATCTTTCTGCCATGGTCAATTCGGAACCCGGGGACCATATGAACCTTTTATGATCACACATGTCATCTTACTACTTATAGTTTTACTTCTCCTATTGGTATATAAGAGACGATGAAATGTATGGTAACTATTCACGAACCCATGTATGACTTTAATGATAAGAAGTACATTAGGTTCGTGATCCCCGATAAAGTTGTAGAAATAATTGAACGCATGCAATCATCAAGAAGACATTTACTCATCAACAAAAACATAGATGATCCTCTTGATGGTCGAGTACTCACAGTGAAAGTTCCATTCCGATATAGGAGAGTGATGTGTGAAGTCAAGGGACGTCCAATCCAATCTCTTATAAAGGGTGATGAAGTTTCTGTTGTCATGGATTTTAAGGGTATATGGAATGTGGGTACTTACTCGGGTTTCTCTTGGGTACTCTCGGTCTGTTCGGCCTGTTCAACATGTTCAGACGGATCATGAGGAAGATCGATCGTCGTCAGACCACCCTTCTTAAATCCTTCAAATGTCGAAAGCATACCTTGAAGTCTGAACACTTCTTGGGTAAGTTGTTCAATGTTTGTATGGATTCTTTTAATATTTTCATCGATGTCAACCGTAGGCATGTTACTTATTTAAAGTATATCCCCTTTAAATAAGTAATTAATGACAGTTCTAACTCGTACTGGCCTTATACTGGAGAGTTCAACCCCAGAAATTAAAAAAGAACTTACGGTAAGGCCACTCGTCAACAATGAATATGGTTTTCCTCCACCACCTTTTAAAGTTTACAGAACAGCTAAAAGTGGAATCTGCGTTCCAAGATTCTACGGAACTGATGCGATTGGGCCACCGAAAGAAGATAAACGTCCAACCCCCACCAGAACCAATATCAAGTTTACAGGAAAACTCCGAGACGCCACACATCAAAACGAGGCACACGCGGCAGCAATACAAGCAGGTCATGGCGTCCTTTCTTTGCCGTGTGGCTACGGGAAGACGACCGTATCCCTGGCTATAGCGTGTACACTCGGCTATAGAACCATGATCGTAGTACACAAACAATTTCTGGCCGATCAATGGAGGCAACGTATTCAACAGTTTTGCCCAGGAGCAACAATCGGTGTCGTTCAACAGAATAAAAAAGAAGTTGACTGTGACTTTGTAATTGCAATGCTTCAGTCATTGTCCCTCAAAGAATATTCATTCGGTGATTTCGATAGTATAGGTACCGTCATCGTAGATGAAGCTCACCATATTTGTGCTAAAGTGTTTAGTCAGAGTCTCTTCAAGATGTGTCCCCGTCATATATATGGTCTTTCGGCTACACCAGTTCGTAAAGATGGTCTCAGTAAAGTGCTTCATTGGTTCATGGGTCCAACATTCTTCGCGGTTGAACGTGAAAACCAGATTCATGTTGAAGTTTTCCCTGTTCAATACGATTGTCCCATGTTTAAGAATCCACCACCCTGTACCAGGAATGGACAACTATCTCTTGTGAACATGATTACAGAATTGGTGGAACATAGAGATCGGAATAGAATGTTAACCAGTCTGGTCAAGAAAGCCTCTAGTGGTACCAGACAGTTACTCGTACTTAGTGATCGTAGGCAGCATTGTGAATTTCTCCATCAATGTTTCCCGACGAGTTCTGGATTATACATGGGTGGTATGAAAGAAGCTGACCTAGAAGCATCTTCCAAAAAGAAGATCATATTCGCAACTTTTAGTCAGGCTCACGAAGGGTTAGATATTCCAACCCTTGATACAGTCATTCTCGCCACACCAAAATCCGATATTCAACAATCTATTGGACGTGTCATGCGGGAGACACCTGGTAAGAATAACAACCCACACATCTATGATATAGTCGACCAATGGTCTATACTGTTCGCAATGTATAAAAAACGTTTACGTGTCTATAAACAAGGTGGGTTCAAAATTGATACAATAGAAGACAAGGAAGATGAGAACCCATTTCAGGGGAAGTGTTTATTTTTATAATCTATACAACTATTAGATATGTCTGGTGCATTGATACAGCTTGTGTCCAAAGGTGCCCAAGACGTCTATTACATGAGTGGCGAAGGAATGTCACTCTTCACTTCCAAGTATACGAGACATACAAATTTCGCTCAAGCTCCCAAATTCATCAAAGAGTATTCTCTGGCTGAAGATGCGTGTGTGATCCCAACCAATGGTGATCTTCTTACAGGGCTTTGGTTCGAAGGTACTAACCTCGTCGAAGGGTTCCAGGGTTCGACGATTGATCTTTATATTGGCGGGCAGAAAGTAGATTCACAACCCTTTGATTTCATCAGTGATATACATCAGAACTATTTAGCTGACACATACACAAAGTCTCAGGAGATTAACAATAAGTGTTCAGTCAGTAATACGAATTTCATCCCATTGCCATTCTTCTTTAACAATAAGAGTTCTTATATTCCTATGGTGGCCTTACAATATCACCAAGTTGAAGTCCGTGTAAACTTCCAGAAAAATTTAGAAACACCATTTTCTGCTAAGCTGTATGGCAATTATGTATACCTCGATGCACCAGAACGAAAACGATTCACTTCTACAAAACTCGACTTTATCATCACCCAAACACAGACAATCAGAGAAAAACTCAGCCCAGGCTACAATGATTATGACCTTTCTCAGTTTAATCACCCAGTGAAATCACTCTTCTTCGGTATTCCCACAAAATCAAGTAATGTGATTGAGGATCGTTTTACTTTTAACTCTGCCGATATCTTGTTAAACGGTACACACCTCCTAGAGGGTATGACACCAACCTATTTTCATAGTGTACAAAACTATTTCCATTCGGAATTCGGAATTTCGTCGTTTAACGAACTTTATAATACACCCTTTTACACTCGATACTATGCGTATCATTTCTGTACAAACGCATCTGATTATAAGTCCACAGGTTCATGTAATTTTAGTCGACTAGATAATGCCCATCTACAACTTCGAGAGGCGATTCTCGGAGAAAAACGAGCTGGTGAAGATATTAGAATATACGCAGTAAATTATAACGTGTTGCGTATCCAGGAGGGAATGGCTGGAATTTTATTCGGAAACTAGAGTAGTAAACCATGGTTGGTAAAACACCTCAAGTTCGAGAAATTGTTTATAA